CGACGCCATGGCCGCCCGCCGGGCCTATGAGGAAATGGTCGACCGAGTTGCCCTTCTGGGTGACTCGTCGAAAGGCTTCTCGGGCCTGTTCAACTTCCCAGGCGTCACCGCCGGCACCGCTGTGACCGGCAACTGGGCTACCGCTACCGCCGACCAGATCCTGGCCGACGTCAACACGGCACTGACCGTGCAGGCCCAGGGCACGCTGTTCACCGCGTTCTCCGACACCCTGCTTCTGCCGTACAGCAAGTTCCTTTTGCTGGCTACCCGCAAGGTGAACGACCAAGGCCTGGAATCGATCCTGACCTACCTGCAGCGCAACAACGTGTACACCGCACAGACCGGTCGTCCGCTGATGATCAAAGGCCTGAATGGTCTGGACACGGCCGGCGCTGGCGGCACCGCGCGCATGATCACCTACCGCCGCGATCCGTCGGTGCTGAAGATGCACATCCCGATGCCGCATCGCTTCCTGCCCGTGTACCAGGCTGGCCCGATCCGCTGGGAAGTTCCGGGCATCTTCCGCCTGGGCGGCGTGGACGTTCGTCGTCCTGCCGAAGTCCGCTACACCGACGGCATCTAAGGGGGTCACATGGCTAAGGTAACCAACACCCATAGCAAGACCCCCATCGGCCTCCCTGACGGCTCCGTGGTGCCTCCTGGCGGCACTATCGATGTGCCGCAGTGGGTCGACTACAGCAAGCGTCAGAATCTGGCGTTCTACGTCGAGTCCGGCGTGCTGGTGGTAGAGGCTGGAGAGCCGGCCGAGCTGACCAAGGAAGAGTTGATGGCCAGGCTGAAAGCGCTGGGCATCGAGGTTGGCGCCAACGCCAAGCCTGAGACTCTGCAGAAGCGCCTGGCTGAAGTGGAGGCCAAGGCCAAGGTTGATGCCATCGCCAAGCTCAAGGATAAGGGCATCGAGGTCGGCGACGACGTCACCCTGGAAGAGCTGCAGGCCGAACTGGCCAAGCACCCGTAATACACCCCGGGCGGTTCTCCGCCCACTTATTCGAGACATCCCGATGCCAGAATTCTACGGATCCGTCGCAGGCGCCGACGCCTACCACTCTGCCCGGGCGAATGCTGCATGGGCCGGCAGTGACGAAGCGAAGCAGGCGGCGCTGATCAGGGCATCGGCCTACATCGACGGCAAGTACCAGCAGCAGAACAGCTGCGGGCGCTGGGAGTCGATGTTCTCCGGCGTGAAGACCGGTGGACGGGCTCAGGAACTCCAGTGGCCCCGCACCGGCGCAACGGACAACGAAGGCGCGGCCATCCCGCCTGACGAGGTGCCAGCGGAGATTGAGCGGGCCACCTACGAGGCGGCGCTGCGCGAACTGGTGAACCCTGGCAGCCTGAGCCCTGACTACGTGGCCGCCGAGGCCATAAAGCGGCAGAAGGTCGACGTTCTGGAGATCGAGTACCAGGCCACGGCCACGACTGATGGCGGCGTACCGACGCGCCCGGTGTTGACCGTAGTAGATGAGTTGGTGGCACCGCTCCTGCGCAGTAACAGGCTGTGCGGTGTGGCGGTGTTTGTCGTATGAAGGCCTCCGAGGTAGAGGCCGATATCGGGCGCCTTGAAATCGAGGTGCAGCAGGCCTACCTGGATCAGGTCGCGCAGACTGTGCGCTATGTGAGCATCAGCGAGCTCGAGCAGGCGGTATCGGACAACGACGAAGACCGGATAGCCGAAATCCTGTCCCTCGGGCTATTCGCGCTGCTGGTTGAGCGCCTGCGCGCAGTGTATGCCCGGGGCGCAAGCAAAGAGCTGGTGGCGGTGATCATCCCTGGCGTGCGCCGGGAGGTCGACATGGGTCACCCTGACGTTACGTCGTTCCTGGCCAGCCAGGCCGACGCACTGCGCGATCAGGCTGCCCGCGAGCAGGCAGAAGCTGTGCGGGTGGTGCTGTCCATGGGGCGTGACCGGGGCGACACTGCGCGCACCGTTGCACTGAACCTGGCAGGTCGGATGAGCAAGCAGACCGGGCGGCGCACCGGCGGCGTAGTGGGCCTGAATGGGCCGGCTGCCGAGGCATCCCAGCGTGCACGCGACCAGTTGGCCAGTGGCGACCCTGCCCGCATGCGCGAGTACCTGACCCGGTTGCGTCGTGATCCAGCCTTTGACGATGCGGTCCGCGAGGCGATCGAGCAGAAGCGGCCGGTGCCGAAGGCGATCATCGACCGGGCGGCCTCTGCCTACGCCCAGCGCCTGCTTGGCACCTATGCCGAGGCCCTGGCCCAGACCAACACCTCGGAGGCCTATAACAAGGGCCGGGAGGAGGGCTGGAAGCAGCTAACCGCCCGCAGCAATGGCATGTACACCTTCGCCAAGACCTGGCGCTCCATGCGAGACAACAAGGTAAGGCACACCCATGCAGCTATGAATGGGCAGGTGGTCATAGCCGATCAGCCTTTCACCTCGCCGAGCGGCGCGATGCTGATGTTCCCGTGCGACACCTCGCTTGGTGCTCCGCTCAATGAGCGCATCCGCTGCCGCTGCGTCGTCGAATACTCACTCAGGAAGACCAGCCAGGCGGTGTGACATGCCGATCAAGAGCACCATGCAGTCGTCGTTCGGGCGCCTGTTCGATACAGCATTTGCTGAGGCGGTGCGCGACTTCACCGGCACCTACCCGGGCGAAGGCGTCTGGGATCCGGTAGAGGAGGTGACCACCGCCCAGCCGGTCATCTACACCGGCCGCGGCGTGCTGAGCCGCTACAAGAAGGACCAGGTCGACGGGTTCAACATCCTGGCCACCGATGTGCGGCTGATTGCCTTGGTCAACGAAGTGACCGACAAGCCGGCGCCCGAGCACATCGTCACAGCTCCTGACCTCATCACCGGCCAGCCCAAGCAGTACCGAGTTATGGAGGCCACCACCGACCCGGTTGGCGTGCACTACCAGATTCAACTGAGGGCAACCTGATGGCCGGCTGGTCGCTGTCGCCCGTGCTGTTCGCCGACCAGATCGAAGAAGACCTGGTGGAGATGCAGCGCAGCATAGTCATTGACCTGGTCGACGAGATCACCATTCATGCGCCGATCGACAGCGGCAACTACATGGCCAACAACATCGTGTCCATAGGCGCAGAGGACTACAGCGTCAACACCAAGTTGGACATTCTCGGCACCGAGACCCGAAGCGCGGCCCGTGCCGCCCTGACCGATTTGAAACCTTTCAGCACGGTCTTCGTGCAGAACAACAGCGTGTACGGCGAGATCATCGAGTTCGGCGGCTATCCGAGCGGCCCAAGCGTCAAGATCACGCCTGACGGATACAGCCGCATGGCACCCAAAGGCGTGTACGGGATTTCCTTCATCGCCGTCACCGAGAAGTTGATATGACCGTACCATTCGAGACAGTCCGCAAGACGCTCACTGCGAGGATGAAGGAATTCGCAGGCATCGAACAGGCGCGCATCGAGTATGCGAACGCCGAATACCCTAACGGCGGGGTGTTCAAGCCGCCTGCCACCGGGGTCTGGTGCGCCTTCGAGATCGAATATGCCACTGCGGGGTTCGCAGGAATGGCGGATAAGCCGCACTACCGCCGGCCTGGGCAGGTGGTGATCCAGTGCTTCTGCCGCAGGTCAGTCGGCCTGTCTGAGATCAACAAGTTGGCCGATTCCCTATCCGACCACTTCCAGTCCTGGCAGAGCGGCCATATCGAGTGCCTTGATGCATCCCAGCACGTAGTGGGTGACTTCGAGAGCTACTACCAGATCAACGTGAATGTCCGGTTCCGCGCCGGCTGACCAGCAAGACCATGAACCTCCCGCCTTGAGCGGGTTTTTTTATGCCCGCAGAAAGGAGACATGCGCATGTCCTCTGGCGCCCGCGTTACCAGTTACCTCATTCCCGAGGTCACCCCCGGCATCACCCCGACCACAGGCGACTGGGATACCCTGCGCCTGACCAGCAACACCCTCTCGCCGACCGTGAACACCCAGGTCAGCGACGAAATCACTGAATCCCGCATCAGCCAGGGCTCTGTCGTTTCCAGTACCGACATTCAGGGTGACCTGGTAGGCGAACTGTCCTACAGCACCTTCGACAAGCTGCTGGAAGCGGCCTTCTACGGAACCTGGGACGATGACGTCCTGACCGTAGGCAGCACGCGCCGGACCTTCACCGTCGCGAAGAACTTCAACGACGTGAATGTGTACGCCCTGTTCAAGGGTATGCACGTATCGGTCTTCGCCCTGGACATCCCGTCTGACGGCAAGATCACCGCCACCTTCACCATGGCCGGCTTGGACTACGCCGATGGCGACACCAACACCGTAGCGCCCATCAATCCGCCGACGACCACACCGTTCATGAGCAATCAGAACGTCGGCTCCATCACGGTGGATGGCCAGAGCCTGGAGGGTCAGGCGTGTGTTTCGGCTCTGACCGTCAATCTCGACAACAGCCTGCAGGCGCAGCGCTGCATCGGTAACGGCAAGCTTGGCCCAGGCGCACAGATCGCCACCGAGGCGGCTATCACCGGCTCCATCACCCTGGCATGGTCACCGCTGGCTTGGCAGATCTGGAAGAACACCTTCACCCGGAAAACCGTAGCGGTTGAATTCCCGATCATCGACAGCCTGGGCAACCGCTATGACCTGTCGTTCCCAGCCCTTGAGGTCGATGGCGACCTGCCAAGCGGCGGCAAGCGTGATCTGATCGAGGTCACGCTGAACTACACCGTGGCCAAGCAGGCGCCGACTATTACCCGGGTTCCGTTCGTGGCGGTGACCAGTGTGTCGGTAACCCCCGCCACTGCCTCGATTGCGGTGGCAGCGACCCGCCAGTTGACCGCATCTGCACTTCCATCGGGCGCAGCCCAGAACGTCACCTGGAGCAGCTCGGCGCCGTCGATCGCCACGGTCAACTCGTCCGGCCTGGTAACCGGCGTTGCTGCTGGTTCGGCAGTCATCACCGCCACCAGCGTCTCGGATCCGACCAAGACCGCCACCTCGGCGATCACTGTCACCGCATAACCGCATCACCTTGGCCGCTCCGGGTAAACGCCGCCCGGAGCGGTCCTTTTTATGGCGTGGCGTGAGGATGATTCATGGCTCTCAAGCTGAAAAAGATCGATACCACCAAGAACTCCGAAGCGCGCTGGGAAGAGTTCGATGCGGACACCAAGGTCCTGCTGATGCCGCTGGACAACCAGCAGTACCAGATCGCCCTGGAGCGCATGCGCCGCCGGCTGGCGCGCAACGACGCACAGTTCGGACAGGAAGCAGTAGGCGTGATCGAGGGCGAGAAGTCCGAGCACGACAACCACTGCCTGCTGCTGGCCTCGTTCATCGTTCAGGACTGGCAGGGCGCCCAGGACGAGAATGGCAAGCCGCTGGCGTACAGCGAAAACACCTGCGCCGAGATGCTGCGCGGTGATTCCGATTTCTTCTACTTCGTTCTGCGCCGAGCCGCGGCTATTGCCGCCGACAACCGCAAAGAGCAGGACGAGATCAAGGGAAAGCAGTCGCCCGCTTCGAATGGGAGCGGGAATGGGGCCAGCGAACCGCAAAGCGAAGCCTGATCTACCAGAAGCTGCGCATCGCGGTACCGGACGAACCTGAACTGGACGTGATCACCGGTAGCCTGCTCAATGCGTTCCGCAATGCGGCGCGCGGCCGGCGCTATCTGGTTGGCGCAGCAGCAGTGCAGCCGCTGAGGCTGTCAGCCCGCGAGATCACTGACTGGCTTGAGGTGCACCCGCTGCCGTTGCCCAGGCG